TTATCCGCCAAAGATTTCATCGTAAACCAGAATCTCATCCATGCAAACTTCAAGTTTGTAGAAGTCTGATAGTTTATAAATGCTCAAAATTTCATCATCAATATTCCCCATAATTTCCCAACTTTTTTTGCGTCTAAGTTCCTCACTCAAATTCTCTCTATCAGAAAAGGATTGGCGCAGAGGGACGTACTCAAGGGTTTTGAGGACTTGCCATGAAACTGGCGGAGTAAATTTAAACTTATCTGAAAGCACAGGACAGAAATCGTAACCTTTTATATCCTCATATCGTGCCTTTGGAGGGAGAACTACATTTATACCTTTTCTGCTATCGGTATTTGCAGGAAGCTTAGTTGAACGATATGCAATTCCAATAATATTATTATTATTAATGTCTCTACTAATCCACTGCATTAGTAAATTTGGAATAATATATTCTTGTATAAATGAAGCATCATTATGTTTCTTTAAATAATTGCAGGCGAGTATAAGCGGCCACAAGGCTAAGTAGGATAGCATTGTACTGGTTGAATATTTTTCTATTGGTTTTGGAGCATTTTTTCTTTTTAAAAAAAGCCTAGTTTTGTAAAGAAAGTCAGCACTCAAATTCAATAGAAGTGATTTGTCGTCTTCTTTATCAGTAATGAATGAAGATATATATAGTTTATCAAAATCTGGCTTATCCATTTCACGCCAGCATATATATAAAGATGTGCCAAGATACAGACATGGTAATCCTGCAACTGAGTATCGCTGCGCCCTAACCAGATGGCGTTGGTTAAATGGAATATGGAATATATCTTTTCTTGTGGATAGGGGGCGGTCGGATTTCCTGACTCTAAATAATGGCCTTTGGCTATTGCACATCTCTGTTAATGGTATGCATATGTTTTTTATATGCCGTGATATAAATTGTGGCTTAAGCATTAATTCAAAGCAATCGTATGCAGATTTAATATCACCTGTAAGAAAACATTCTAAGCAATTTATGATACCATCCTGTAGAGATTGGATGACTTTTAATCTGCTTCTGACTCTGTGGGCTAATATTTTATCATTATTGGTCAGGTATTCTTTGAGGCAATCCTTAAATTTCTCGCATTTAGAGTGAAAATCGCTGATAAGATCATTGTTTTTTCCGACTTCAATTGGTGGTCGAATTGATGATTTTCTTAAAATATTATCAAATAATTTTTCTAATTCTATGTTGATATTATTCTCTGTAATCATTGGGAATTACCTTAAATTAGCTAAAGGATTTTTTGAAACGGCATCTTCTAAGTGTTCTGGAGAAAAATGGGCGTAAATCATCGTCATTTTTATATCGGCATGGCCCAGAATATCGCGCAGTACCAGTATGTTTCCGCCATTCATCATAAAATGGCTGGCGAATGTATGACGCAGCACGTGAGTGCATTGGCCCTCTGGTAGCTCGATGCCAGCTCGTTTTACTGCACGCTCAAAAGCTTTTCTGCACGGGGTGAATAGCTTCCCCCTGTTCTTAGGGAGTTCGTCATACAGATCCTGAGATATCGGCACGGTACGGTTTTTCTTGCCTTTGGTCTTGGTATAGGTGATTCGGTATTTCGATAACTGATGGCCATGCAGGTTTTCGGCTTCACTCCATCGTGCGCCGGTGGCCAGGCATATTTTTGCAATCATCAGTAAGCTGGGGCTTTGAGAATCTGCGCAGGCATCTAATAGGCGCTTAATTTCTTCTGGTGTCAGAAACGCTAGTTCGCCCTCTGCGATTTTAAATGTTGGCAGTCCGGCGAGCGGATTGGGCGCTGACCAGTGGCCCAGCTTTTTCAGGGTGCCAAAAACTGATGATAGGTTGCGCTGTTCAAGGTTTACCGTGCGGGGCTTAACAGGTGACATAAGCGAGCCATCTTCATTTCGCACTTCACCTTTTAGCCGCGCTTCGCGGTATTTCGTAAAGTCACCGGCGGTAAGTTCTGAGGCGATGGGATTACCCAGACCATTACAGATAATTCTAAGTTTCGCCATCAGGCGTTTGGGGTCTGCAAGCGTCTGCCCGTAGAGTGAGTGCCATTGCTCTATCACCTCTGACAGATGTCGCCGATCCTCTTTTTCTCCTAGCCATGGTTTTTTGTTCACTTCATCCATGGTGAATTTTTCGAATGCTACGGCCTCACCTTTCGTCGCAAATTGTTTGCGCACACGCTTACCGTCGCGCCCATTCGGGTAGCACTCGCACAACCATTTTCCGTTTGGTTGCTTTCTGATGGTCATATCAAAGGCTCTTAATTATTTTTAATGCGCGGCCTACAACCTCGATATCATCAAGGTTGCACTCAAAGGATGATTCGTCTTGATGGACCACCAATCTGTTTCCTGGAAGACGTGTTAACTTCACGATGCTTTTTATTCCGTCGATATCTACCAACCACATACCGTTAACTGGAGGTGTTTGGCTGCGGTCCACTAAATAAGAATCTCCAGAAGTATTCACCAGTAATAGGTTGCGTGAGTCTGAGGGGAGCAGGCTGGTATCAATGATTGCTTTCCCTGCCTCGACCAATAAGCCACCGCTGAGAGTTGCCTTGTCAATTTCAGGGGAGACAAGTTCCGAAAGAGGTTTAACTTTGCCAGAGTTCACGAAATTGATATCTTTTTTATGGTCAATATTTGAACCTGGCTCTCCCTGCCCGGTAGTGAGCCACAGTAACGAAACTCCCGTTTCTAAAGCACACTGAATCACCCATTCCGCCGGAAAGCTATCTCTTAAGTATCTGTTTGCCATGGTGCTTTTTGATGCGCCCAGGTGATCACACAGTTGTTGTCTGGACTTAAAATCGTAGGCAGCCATTAGTCTATGGATAGCCTCTCTTCCCCCGGTATTCTCGCCAGCTTTCACTTGTATCATTTTTCAATCCTATTGACGTATCAAATATTGGATCGTAGTATCTCGATGTATCAATTATTGAATCAAATAAAACAAGATAAAACGACGTAAACCAAACCTTAACCGAGAGATATTGCACTATGAGCACTGATATTTCAATTCGTGTACCAAAAGAGATGGCTACGCCTGCAGAGTTCGCGGAATGGGAAGGTATCTCCCGTGGCTCTGTTTACCAGAAAATTCACCATGGTCAGCTTGCTAAGTACATGGTCAAGAAAGAAAAAAACAAAGGTCGCGTAAGCCTGCGTTACCTGATGTACAAAACCGACCAGGTTCGTGAATCCCTCGGTCATTCCAACTTTCGTGTCATTGTTGGTCAGTAAGTTCAATTATGAGAACTTTTTGAGAGGGGCACATGTTTGATTATAAGATTTCCAAACATCCACACTTTGACGAGGCCTGCCGGGCTTTCGCGTTGCGTCACAACATGGCGAAGCTGGCAGAACGCGCGGGAATGAATGTCCAGACGCTGCGCAACAAGCTGAACCCGGACCAGCCGCATCAGCTCACACCGCCTGAAATCTGGCTGCTTACCGATCTCACTGAGGACTCAACCCTGGTTGATGGCTTCCTGGCACAGATTTACTTCCCGCCATGTGTGCCGATGAACGAAGTGGCAAAAGAGAAGTTGCCGCACTACGTCATGAGCGCCACCGCTGAAATCGGGCGAGTTGCCGCCGGTGCCGTTACTGGCGATGTGAAAACAACCGCCGGGCGCCGTGACGTGATCAGCAGTATCAATTCAGTAACTCGTCTGATGGCACTGGCTGCCGTTTCCATGCAGGCCCGCCTGCAGGCCAACCCCGCAATGGCAAGTGCGGTGGACACCGTAACGGGCCTTGGCGCTTCGTTCGGCATTATCTGAGGTGAACATGGAAGAGAAAAATAAAGGCAGCAAACACGCTAATAACTCCTGCTGCCTATGTGCATGTGAAAAGTGTGATCAGGTCCTTAATTCAGCTTCTGAGGCGTTAAAAAACCGCTTAAAAGCTGAGCGAGAGACATTTTTACTTCTGCTTCAACGCCTGCGGTCGCAGCATGTTGATTAACGGTAGCGGTCTGAAGGATTTTAATAATTTGATTTTTTTGTTCTTCGGAAAGAACAGAAAAAATAGCTTGCAGCAGGATTGAGTGGGCGAGGACATCGACTCTGGTTTGATTACCTGCCTCAGTAAGGACGTTAGTTAACTGTTTAAGAGCTTCGTTCTGTTGTTCGTTATTTTTCATGTCTTTTCCTTTCTGGCTGTGTGGAAACACCAGAATACCACGGGCCGGGCGTGGTTAAACATCCCGGCACATATTGGAGGGGTTATGGAAGAACCAAGTTTTGCATCATTATTGAAAAAACAAAGTCCAGCTATGCACTGCGGCCATGGCTGGATTATCGGGAAAGATGGCAAGCGCTGGCACCCGTCCCGCTCTCAGGATGAACTGCTGGCAGGGCTGACCACTACCAAACGGGGGAAACCATGGCTATTGAAGGCGCTGCGGCGACTGTTCCATTAAGCCCGGGTCAACGTATGGAAGGGCTGAACCGAATAGCGGAATTAAGGGCGAATGTGTTTGGTCTGAATATTGAGCCAGAGCTTGAAAGGTTTATTAAAGATATGCGCGACCGCCGCGATATAAACCATAAACAAAATGAGCGGGCACTGGCAGCCATATTCTTTATGGCAAAAATTCCGGCAGAACGTCACGGCGTCAATATTAGTGATCTGACTACTGACGAAAAGCGGGAACTGGTTAAAGCAATGAATCATTTTCGTGCAGTGGTGAGCTTATTTCCCAAACGGCTAACCATGCCGAATTAACCCACAACAGAAATTAATGGCGTAAACCCGCCGGGCATTCTTTTGCCCAAATTCAGGAGAAAGAACAATGCAGAACGAATTACCAAAAATGTTTGCACCAGAAACCGACCAGCTTATGGCGGTGATCGATATTGCCAAACGTGAGGAGCGCAAAGGACGCGCGCTTGCAGTTTCAATCCGTCTTGAGGCGCTGGCAACCCATATCGCCAACAAAGGGTTAAACGGTATTGAAGCGGCTGAACTGCTGCGCCGTGAAGCTACCCGCTACGAAAACGAATCCCAGGAGCTGCACTAATGGCTGACTCTATGGATCTCGTACAGCAGCGGGTGGAAGAACAGCTGCAGCGCCACATCCACAATGCCCGTATCCGAAAAGTTGGGGCTTCCTCACTGGAGTGTGAAAGCTGCGGAATAGTCATTCCCGAAGAACGCCGGGCCGCCATGCCGGGCTGTGATCTCTGCGTTACCTGTCAGGAAATCGCAGAGCTTAAAGGTAAACACTACAACGGAGGCGCTGTATGAGCACCATCCTGAAATGGGCGGGAAATAAAACCGCTATTATGCCGGAACTGATTAAGCACCTTCCTGGTGGCCCACGACTGGTTGAACCTTTCGCGGGTTCCTGTGCTGTGATGATGGCGACAGACTATCCCCATTATCTTGTCGCGGATATTAATGCTGACCTGATTAATATGTATCAGGTAATTAAAGATGAAGTAGAACACTTCATTGCTATCTCAAAGGCTCTCTTTGCCTGCAACAACTTTTCTGAACAGTATTATGTTATTCGTGAAGAGTTTAATCATTTGCATTCCTTAGACTTAATCTGGAAGGCTGCTTATTTCCTTTTTCTAAATCGCCATTGTTACCGTGGGTTGTGCCGTTATAACCGGGCAGGGCATTTCAACGTAACTTACGGCAACTATAAAGCTCCCTATTTTCCCGAAGCAGAAATTCGCACTTTTGCGGAAAAGGCCCAGCGTGCAAAGTTCATTTGTGCCAGCTATGACGAAACATTGGCGTTATTGGTGCCTGGGGATGTTATTTATTGCGATCCGCCTTATGACGGTACTTTCAGTGCCTATCACACTGCCGGTTTTACTGAGGACGATCAGTATCAGCTGGCCTCTATTCTTGAGCGCCGGGCATCAGAAGGCCATCCGATCATTGTTTCGAACAGCGACACTTTTCTGACTCGTTCCCTGTATCGAAATTTCACCCATGACCGCATTAACATAAAGCGCAGCATCGGCGTTGCCGCGGGCGAAGGAAAAAGGGCTGACGAACTTATTGCTGTACTCAAGCCGGAAGTATGGGCTGGCTTTGATCCAGCCGGCGGGCCTGATTGCTCTGTCGTGCATGAGGTGCGCGCGTGAGTCATCACGAAGTTGAAAAGCACGGCGGTGCAGAAGATTCCGCCGCTGCTTTTGCCTGGAATGTACCTAAAAAGGCGATTAACCCCTACATGGACCCGGCGGAAGTAGCGCCGGTTTCTGCGCTTTCAAACCTGATTACTCTCTATGCTGCGGATAACGAGCAGGAACAGCTGCGCCGCGAAGCCCTGAGTAATGGGGTCTGGGAACGCTATTTCTACAATGAATCCCGTGATCCTGTTCAGCGGGAAATGGAGCAGGACCAGCTGATAAGCCGCGCCAAAATGGCCCGCGAACAGCAGCAATTCAATCCCGATCTGGTCATCGTTGCTGACGTGAGCGCCCAACCGGCGCACATCAGTAAGCCGCTGCTTGAACGGATTAAATATTTCGAGGGCCTGGGCAAGCCGAAGGCATATTCCCGCTATCTGCGCGAACCCATCAGGCCGTGCCTTGAACGACTGGAGCGCGTGCGTACCAGCCAGGTTTCTGCGTCATTCTGTTTTATGGCGAGCCACGACGGGCTGGAGGGCCTGCTGGTTCTGCCGGAAATGAACCAGGAGCAGGTCAAGCGGCTATCCACCCTGGTGGCGGCACACATGAGCATGTGTCTGGGGGCTGCCTGCGATGAACTATTTACGGATGAAGACGTTACGCCGGAAGAGATCCGGCGGTCATGGGAAAGGGTGGCCGCTGAGGCCATGCGCCTTGATGTTATCCCGCCAGCTTTCGAGAAGCTGCGCCGCAAAAAGCATCGTCGTAAGCCGGTCCCATACGAGCTTATTCCGGGATCGCTTGCCCGTATGCTTTGCGCGGACTGGTGGTATCGCAAGCTGTGGCAGATGCGGTGTGAATGGCGGGAAGAACAGCTGCGCGCTGTCTGCCTGGTTAACAAAAAAGCGTCCCCGTATGTCAGCTATGAAGCCGTGATCCACAAACGCGAACAGCGCCGCAAATCCCTGGAGTTTTTCCGCTCGCATGAGCTGGTTAACGCCGAAGGTGACACGCTGGATATGGAAGAAGTGGTAAACGCCAGTAGTAGCAATCCGGCGCACCGGCGCAACGAAATGATGGCCTGCGTTAAGGGGCTGGAGCTGATCGCAGAAATGCGTGGTGAATGCGCCGTGTTCTATACCATCACCTGCCCGTCACGCTTTCACGCGACGCTTAATAACGGCAGGCCAAACCCGAAATGGACCAGTGCCACGGTCCGCCAGAGCAGTGATTACCTGGTAAATATGTTTGCCGCCTTCCGTAAGGCGATGCACAAAGCTGGGCTGCGCTGGTATGGCGTCCGCGTTGCTGAACCACACCATGACGGCACCGTGCACTGGCACCTGCTGTGCTTCATGCGCAAAAAAGACCGCAAGTCCATCACCGCGCTGCTGCGTAAATTCGCCATTCGTGAGGACCGGGAGGAGCTTGGCGCTAATACCGGGCCGCGCTTCAAGTCTGAGCTTATCAACCCGCGAAAGGGCACCCCGACCAGTTATATCGCCAAATACATCAGCAAGAACATCGACGGACGCGGGCTGGCGCAGGAAATCAGTAAAGAAACGGGCAGATCACTGCGCGATAACGCTGAGAACGTAAACGCCTGGGCTTCGCTGCACCGTGTCCAGCAATTCCGCTTCTTTGGTATTCCTGGCCGCCAGGCGTACCGTGAACTGCGCCTGCTGGCCGGTCAGGCTGCTAGGGCGCAGGGTGACAAGAAGGCAGGCGCGCCGGGACTGGAAAACCCGCGTCTGGATGCTGTGCTGGCCGCAGCTGACGCTGGATGTTTTGCCACCTACATCATGAAGCAGGGCGGCGTCCTGGTTCCCCGTAAACATCACCTTGTCAGAACTGCCTATGAGCTGAACGACGAGCCGAGCGCCTACGGCGATCACGGTGTTCGTATTTATGGCATATGGTCCCCGATCATTGAGGGCCGGATCTGCACTCATTCAGTGAAGTGGAAAATGGTTCGTAAAGCCGTTGACCTTCAGGAGGCGACAGCCGACCAGGGCGCTTGCGCCCCTTGGACTCGTGGCAATAACTGTCCCCCTGTTGAAAATCTGAACAAATCAGGGGGTAATTTACCCGATATTAAAACCATGGATGAGAAGGAGCTGCAGGAATATCTCTACAACATGGGCCAGAAGGAACGGCGGGAGCTGACAGCCAGGTTGAGGCTGGTAAAACCGAAGCGGAAAAAAACATACATACAGAGTATTTCGGAGCAGCAGCGCCTGCAGCTTGAGGCAGAACTGACTGCCAGAGGATTTGATGCAAGCAATGCGGAAGTGGATCTGCTTTTACGTGGCGGTAGCATCCCGTCTGGAGCAGGGTTGCGCTTGTTTTATCGGGATCAGCGTTTGCAGGAAGATGATAAATGGCGCCAGTGGTACTAAGGCGCCTTAGATTGAAGGGTTACAAGCCAGCTAGACTCTTACCGCGAATGCGGGCAACTTCATACTTCAGTTCAGCCGCCTTGGCCTCGCAGAGCCTTAAGGATTTTAGCCATTGTTCTGTTGTAGGTTTACCAAATATGTCTTCCATTACTACAACTAAGTAAAGACAGCGGCCAGTGCCTAGTTCACCTGCAACCAGACAGGCTGCGTTAGTTCCTGCCATAAGTTCAATACATGCTTTACGCATCGATTTATTCCTCATTCCGTTGTCTCTTGTAAAGCATCGCACTTGAGCCATCTGTTTGAAACATAGAAAAAACAATTTACATTTGATGGGTAATTATATACTGTGTTTATATACAGTTGTTTTGATTGGAGGGGAAAATGCAGGACTATTTTTTGGAGTCGTTGAAGCTCCAGCGCATTGATTTTTTTGTGAAGCTTGTAGCGGCTAGTGAGTGCGATGATGAAGAGAAGCGGCTTGCTATCCAGTGGGTTTCGGAGCTGACTGATGAGTTGATGGCGAAAATCCGTACTCATGAGTACAACCGTTCAATGGATCTCCCCAGTTAGACGTAGGAACGTTGCTGGCGTTAGGACTTGATTCTGACGCTAGCAAGGTTGAACAACGAGCCATGCGAGGCGTTAGTACCGTTGTGCATGTCTATGCTGCATGAAAACGCATGATCGTTGGAGGATCGTTTTTGCTAAGGCCTGCCAGAACTGGCGGGCTTTTACTTATGTCATGCAGGTGCATGAAAACCACCCCATAAAGCGGGCAGGCGTGGCGGGGATACGAGCGCACGCTAAGTATGCTCGGTAAGGTTGATAGATTTCGCAGACGATGGTGGGTATCATGCGTTACTTAAATGCCCAAGAGCAAGTGTGATTAATAGGCCATATATGAATAGTAAATTGATTTCTTTGGATTTATTCGCTGGGGCAGGTGGCCTTACCTGTGGTTTAGATATGGCTGGTTTTCAGCCTATTCTTGCAAATGAGTTAGTTCCGGCTCATGCGGAGACTTATGCATTTAATCATCCTCATACTGAGGTTGTGGTTGATGATGTAAGAGCAATTGCCGAAAGCAATTTGATGAAGCAATTATCATTAAAACCAGGGGAATTAGATTTATTGGCAGGAGGTCCACCGTGCCAAGGGTTTTCAATCAACGCACCTATTAGATCCTTAGATGATGAACGAAATCATTTATTTAAGGATTTTCTTAGGATAGCTGCGGCGTTAAAACCTAAGGCAATTTTAATCGAAAATGTCCCTGGTATTGTTTCATTGGGGAAGGGCACTGTTGTTGAGCAAATCTACAAAGAACTGGAATCATTAGGTTATAGCGTAGAACATCGTATTTTGTTTGCTGGTCATTATGGCGTTCCGCAAATGAGATTCAGAACTGTTTTCATCGCTATATATGGAAAAAATAAAAAAATCAACTTCCCTGAGCCTAAATATAATGCGAAGGCGGTCGCTAATTTCGCTGGTGCTAAAGAACTTTGTCTCCCAGTTTCGCCATTGTTTTCAAATGAATTGAAACCTCATACAACTGTTTGGGATGCAATATCAGATTTGCCAATGATTATTGGCGGTAAGAATAATAACGGGCTTGGTTATGCATCTGAGCCTGCTAGCAATTATCAAAAGATTCTACGTGGGAAATCAGAACTAGCCATGAATCACGTTGCCGCTAATCTTGGATCTATTAATCTAGAACGTTTGAAACATATCCCGCAAGGTGGAAGTTGGAGAGATATTCCTTATGACTTATTGCCTGCAGGTTTGAAGAGAGCGAGAAGAAGCGACCATACTAAACGCTACGGACGCTTACACCCTGATGGGTTATGCTCAACTATTCTCACGAAATGTGATCCACATTGGGGTAGTTTTTTCCACCCAACTCAAGATCGCGTAATTTCTGTTAGGGAAGCGGCTCGCATTCAGTCCTTCCCTGACTATTATATTTTCAAAGGTAATCTTACCCAGCAATATGAGCAAGTTGGTAATGCTGTGCCACCATTAATGGCTAAAGCGATTGGGGAAGAAATCATTAATATGATTGGATACGGACATGAGCAACAGAAGAGATTTGGTTGAAATATTCGGATATAGCCCAGTAGATCTTACTCCTGAAGTAAGATCTTTATGGGCTTTGGGAGCTTGCCCTTTTCTGAACAAGGAATGTGTAAAGATAAATCATGACCAAACCATAATATATGGTACATGTAGCGTAACATCTCCCTATGGGGATGTTATTATTTGCCCAAATAGATTATATGCGAATAATTATGAAACTCTGCTAAAGGTCAGTCATGATGCATTCGGGGTTGATATCCCTTTCCTGACTTATGGCCAATTTATTGAGCAAAGGGCTAATCATAAAGATTGTATAATTGCTCTTGGTAAAAACTCAGGGAAAGAAGTTCAAGTCGGTAGAGCACTATCAATGGATTGGGTTTTGGTTAGAATGACAGATGGCCAAATAAAAGAGTATGTAGGGATAGAAATACAAAGCATTGATATTACAGGTAATTACCGTGATGCTTGGCATGCCTATAAAAATATCAAGCCTACAGATGATAGAAATGAATTACCTACCTCTCAACACGGTTTGAACTGGGCTAATGTTCATAAAAGATTAATTCCGCAAATCATTAGAAAGGGCGTTGTTTATTCTCGTTCAAATTATGTAAAAAAAGGTTTGTATTTTATACTTCCAGATATCGTCTATAAAAAATTTGAAGATGTTATCGGGAGTGATATCCCACTTTTAGATTGTCAAAATAATAAAACAATCACAGTCTATACCTATGGGCTTGGTGCGAATGTACCAAATGGTCAACAAAGAACGTTAGTGCAAAATAGAAGAATAATATTCGATCTTGATGAGTTTTCTAAACGTTTTACAACGGGTCCAAATTTGCCAAGTGGTGAGGACCTGGATGCTGTAATAAAGAGAGCCTTAGGGGTTCTTTAGGTGTTTATTTTTTAAATATCTAGGCCGATAGAATTCGGCCTTTTCATTAACTAAAACTATATGGGTGAAAATTTATAACTTCCTCGCCTAACCAAGAATTAAGTTCTCCTAATCTTTTCTGAAGGGGCATTAGCTCGTTTCTCACGAAAACCATACTTGCCTTCTCTACATCCCCAAATCCCCCAACATTGCTCGGCATAATGCCCATCATCTGTGGCGGCACGCGGTGTGCTGCCATCATGTCATCACGGCTCACATTCTTGATGTTCAGAAACTCATCCTTAGCAGCCACTTCTGACAACGGAATTATCTGGATACCATCCTTTTTCCCGTTAGGTGAGTACATAAACAGGTTGCGGAAGTTACCTGGTCCTTTGGCACTTTTCATAGCCTGGCGGATGTTGTTCACGTCCTCCTGATTTTGCGCGGCGTCGGTCATGTACATGATAAAACCCGCGTGGCTGCCGTTGATATAATACTTGCGGCGGAACAGCGTGGCGGACTCGTTCAGAAGGGCCGAAGGGATGGCGGACAGGTATTCCGGCAGGCCGTAAATCTCCTGGTTTAAATCCGGTTCCATAAGGTGAAAGATGCTGCCTTTGGTGAACTCGTAGGGCTGCGTGGTCATGCCATACTGCACAAACCAGTAGGTATCGAGATCCAGACCACGACGGGTGTATTTCGCCAGTGATGGCTCCAGCGACAGAATGCCGCCGAGGCGGTTCGTCCGTTTCTCCAGATAGGCGTTACCAAACACTAGGTAGTCCTGCACGAAGCGGCTGAATGCCTGCTGGCTCAGTAACGGGTGTGGGATAAACGTGCTGGTCAGGATGTTGCGCTTTACCGCAATTGGTGAGCTGTGATGCACGGCGGCGCGGTAGGTGCGGGCCAGTCCGTCAAAGCTCACCGGCGGCTCATACCAGCGGTCCATCTGCACGCATTCCACATAGTCCAGCAGCTCGCGGCGGTCCAGTACCGGGATTGGATCACCAAAGCTGAAAGCCTCGGCAGTTGCGCCTGCGTTTTTAGGCGCCGTATCTTCTGTTGACGTTGTGCTGGTTAAGGCTTCGGGTTCACTCATCAAAAAATCTCCACAATATTGCTGGTATTGGCGGATTCGCCCTGCAGCGGTTCGTTAAACAGTGCGTGCATCGTTGCCCAGGCCAAATCTGCGTGGCTGGCTTCTTCGCTGCGGCCTGCTTCGTAGGTGGGACGGTTGCCGCTGGCGGTGGTGGCCCGGCGGATTGCCATAAAGGACTGCGCAATGTCGGTGTG